ATTAATATTAATCTGACGCGCAGTAGAACCAGCACCAGCAGCAGATTCACCTGCATTAGCAGATGAACTTGCAGAAGAACCAGACGGGGTAGACGCACCCCCTTGAGAATAAGCCAACATAGGCGAAAGGCCAGCAGCCTTTAAATCCTCTACACGTCTTTGAAAAGACGTATTAGACATATCGGCTTGAAAAGCACGATTAGCCGATGCTTGATCGGCATTAAAATCTTGAGAACCTAAAGCACCCATTGCAGCACCGGCAGCAGTAAGCCAAGGCTGACCAGTAAAAGCGCCTGCAACAGAAGCTAAACCACCAAGTGAACCTAAATTTAAACCCATAACTAACGCGCTCCGCTTGTTTCCTCACTACTCCTTTCGGAGTAGTCGAGGTATATAAAACATTAGAAATGATCAATAAGACCAGGCACACTATACATAGGCATGGGTCTAGCCATCTTACAATCAAAAAACGCATCCATCAAAAATTGCTGACCATTAGCAGCAGTACCAACAGCTGTCGTACGAGCAACTGGTGGGTTTTCTTGAATAAACGTAGAATTAAGTGTAGGAAGACCGACAAATTGCTGAGCGTAATGCCAAGCATCAATAGTACCAGCAGAAGTAGACTTCATTAAACCAGTAATCTGTGAAGGCTTATAACGGTATTCAGCCCAACGTTCTTGATAACCAAAAACACCGTTGTCAGCAGAAGTACCTTGAACATAAATTTCTTTGTTCAAAATAGCTTGTTCACCAAGCGTAGCAAATACTGGAAAATAAAAATCATATCTTGTAGACCTTGACCACATCTTAGGTAAACCCTGTTGATATGTAAGGTCAGCACGAACAGAAACGAGACCAATTATGTATCCATGTTCTTGAGCAGCATACGTAAAGCCGTGTCCCTGAGCCAATGCAGTACCCATTGCAGCAAGGTTACCTTGCGGAGTAGCAGAACCAGTAACCGACGTTGCAGAAGTCTGAGCAATCGGATTAATATTAACATAAGTAGAACCTCCACCAATGTACTCTGGACGTTGTAAACGATAATCTTGTGGAGTTACACCAAAATGAGCACGTAACAATTCTGTATAACGTGTACCACCTCGCGCATCGCGCTCAAGCAACTTCTGAATCTGAAATGATTGACGTAGCTGATTAATAGTCGCAGCAGTAGCAGTAGACAAATCAGCATACAAATAACCATTAGTACCAATAGGATTACCAGTCAATTGAGCATTAGCACCACCAGTATAAATAGTAGAATAATTATTAATAGCAGTTGACCAAACACCCAAATCTGTGTTTAAAGCAACATCAGACTTAATAAGAGCTGACTGACCTAATGGTAAAGGCACAGAAGCACCCTTCTGAGGCCAAGGCAAAGCACTAGTAAAATAATCTTTACGCTTACCACGTCTTAACAACGTGTAATCAGTGGGAACATCCCCTGAATCCCCTGTACGAACAGTAACGGAATTTTGTAAATTCTCGTCTCTAAACCATTCGTTATAAATTAAATTGTACGCACGCAACGGCAAAACGTTGTGCGTAACAGTATTAGAACCAGTAATCTGACCCTGTGTTGAAAGACCTAAATGGTCGAAAATGGTACCAACAACATAACCACCACTGGTAGATGTAATAGTAGGAACAACATAAGATATAGAATCTCCTGGGTTCGCTTGCTCACCCATAAACTTAACCCAATTCGTCCAAACCAAACGGTTAGGTACGAAAAAGAAAAAAGTATCAAGATGCAAATTGTCCATCACCGGGAATAATGGTGTGGCCAAACGTGCAAATGCAGTCATCTTTACACGATGAGTATCGCCAGGCAATACTTCATCACAATAAATAGGAACTAAATAGCCAGCATCAAAAGTAGTCTTGTGGGCATATTGAGTATCAAAACTTGAACGCGGAATATCCGCTTTAGGAACCATAGCAAACGAATGATTGCTAACTGACTTATTACGATGCATAACTATCTCCCGAAATTCCGACCCACTCTTACAAGTGAGCCGGTATATAAAAAACCTTAAACAGTTTCCTTAATCATAACATCGTTTCCACGAGTTATTAACTTAGGACTTTCCAATAGATCAAAAGTCCCAGTAGCGTCATCAAACATACCCAAATAGTACAAATGAAAATCATGAGAATGCTTATATAACTGATTATCTTCACTAGAACGATTAACCTCATCTTGAAATTGACGCAATGCTACACCTTCAGTAGCAACAAAAGCAGGACGACCAAAAGCGTCCGCAGCAGTATCTTTAATAGAAACAATAACCATCTTCATAAAAACTCCTTAAATAGTACGTTTTAACAATGATAACTTAGCCAACGCTACCTTTTCCTTAACGGCAAGGCGCTCAAGCGTGTTATCTTCATGCCGAGAGCGACCATCCATCTCTCGAGCAAACTGGATCATATCAAACTGATCCGGAAACTTCAACTTAAACTTATTATCATAAAAACGTGGTGGACGGCACTTCTTGCCACGCACCACAACCGAGTCCGTAATGTAAACATCGGACATGAACTTATCCAACCAAGCCTGACCAATACCAGGCTTAAGAGACATCTTATTGAATTCAGGCTTACGCTGAATAATCTCACCAGTCTCTAAATCACAATACTGATAATGGGCACCCGCATCAACCACTTCGTGGTTTTCATTGACAGTAACCCCATTAATCTTCTTCATAATATATCTTGCAACATAAGCAGCAGACTCAAAGTTAACATCACCAATTGTAGAATAGCCAAACGGCCACAGCTCTTCCAAAATCTCTGACGTGTATAAGATAGAGCCAGTCTGCGTTCTCTTAAAAAATTTCTTATCCGAAAAATCAAGACCAAACAAACAAGCATGGAAATGAGGACGATCAAAAGATTCACCATATTCACCTGCCATATAAAAGCGTATCGTTTTTCCAGTAAAACGCTTACGCAAACGCTTCATAAAAAGCTGATAGTCTTCATAATTCAAAGACATATCCTTAGGACAATGCTCTGGAGCATATGTCAAAGTAATAAAACAATTACTAGTATGCATTTGTGCCTCATGCATACAACGAACAGCCCACTGACGTGAGCGTTCAAGGCGACAACCAACACACTGACCACACGGCAATGATAGGGTGCGGACTACATCCGCCCCAGGTATTTCACGCCAAATTATAGACTTGTCACTGCATTGATAAGCCGTTAAGGGCTTATAGCAGGCCATTAAAGTCTAAAACCGCCTCTCATGGGCGCGTTGCGCATATTTACAGACTTAGTCTTACTCGTTTGCTTACGAAACGATTTAGCAGACTTATATTTATTTACAGGCTTTCTTCTTAACATATTGCACTCCGTAGTGGGTTAAAGTAGCTAGTTGGTGTCACCTAGCACAGTTACATCAAGTAGAGTAACTGTGCTGGCTGCGAAGTTTCACTCCGCAGCCTTAGGTGTTTCTGAAGAAACGATGGGTTCAACCACCGGTTGTCCATCAATAAGACCCAATTGAATCGCTTCATTGCGATTCTGGTCGTTCTCAAGAAACTCCAACAATTTGACAGGATCATGATCAAATCTAACGCGAAGTTTCGCTGGCAAGGCCATAAAATCATCCATAGTGGCGTTAATTTGATTCAACGCACTATGATAGTCGGTTACACCGCTAAAATCGCCATAACGAGGCGATACAGGGGATTGAGGAATCTCCCCTGAAACTCCAAAACGCTCAACAATAATATTAATATCACATTCATCCTTCATGTGTTGTTGAGCAAGACTAGGGTCTTGACAAACTAAAGCGTCAGCCAAAGACGCTTCATCACGATCATAATTGTACGGATTACGTACAAAAGGTAAATTACTCTTAATCATATTCATTCCTTTATTCAATACCAAATTTACCAAGAACACCAAGGCGGATGCCAGGAGTGTTTTCCTTAATCATCTTACCAGCTGCAGCAACACCACCGGCACCTCGCCAAGCATTACCAATGGCATAAGATTGAGGTAGCATATATTCAACGTTACGAGCGTTAGCGATAGAAGCACGTTGAAAAGCTTGCTTAGTCAAAGTATCCTGAAGAATATTCTTTTCCTTAGCAGGCATCAACTTAGCCAACTCATATTGATTCAAAGCAGTCTGCGAATCCTGGTTCAAAGCCTGAGAACCAGATAAATTAGCTTGCTGATTTTGTAATTCAATTGTAGAAAGCGCTTGTTCGCGATTAATATTAATCTGACGCGCAGTAGAACCAGCACCAGCAGCAGATTCACCTGCATTAGCAGATGAACTTGCAGAAGAACCAGACGGGGTAGACGCACCCCCTTGAGAATAAGCCAACATAGGCGAA